TCTGACGCTGGGGGAATGGGGTAATGGAAAAGAAGATGACGAACGAGGGCCGAAAAATAGGTGGAAGCACAAGCAAATTGCGGTATACTGGGCGAACTGGAAAAGTGCTTGAACACGATTCCAGTCCATGTCACCAACCCGAATGAGGGGTTGCCGATGCCCATCAGAAGTTTAAAGTACCGCCTCTATCCCAATCAAGAGCAGGCCGCATGGCTCACGGAGCAGTTGCGCGAAGCGTGCGACCTGTACAATGCAGCCCTTGAGGAGCGCAAGAGCGCATGGAAGTGTTGCCGGAAAACCGTAAGCTTCTATGAGCAGTCCCGTCAACTGAAATACCTGAGAGCGCAGGGGCTTCTAAAAATCCCCAATTTCAACTGCGCTGAAGAAATATTGAAGCGCCTGGATCGCTCTTACTCTGCCTTGTTCCGGCGCGGCTATGGGTTCCCGCGCTTTCGCTCCGTTCGGCGCTTTGACAGCATCACGTTTCCGAAGCGCACCAGCGGATTCAGCGTGTATGGCGACCGCCTTCGCCTTCAAGGATGTTCGCTTATCAAGATCAATCTTCACCGTCCGGTGGATGGCACCATTAAAACTGCCACAGTCAAGCGTGAGGGCCAGAAGTGGTTTGTAATATTTGCAGTCGAATACCAGACTATTACCCTGCCAGCGGTAAATATCGAGTGTGGGATTGATGTTGGCTTGTCCTCTTTCATCGCGTTATCGGATGGCAGCACCGTAGCCGCCCCGCAATTCTTCCGCAAGGCCCAAGCGAAGCTCCGCAGAGCGCAGCGGCATCTCGCACGCTGTAAACGTGGCAGCAAGCGCAGGGCGAAGGCTGTGGCGCAAGTGGTGCGGCATCACGTTAAGGTTCGCAACCAGCGCAGCGACTTCCATCACAAGCTATCCCGGCAGATTGTTAACGGGAACCAACTCATTGCAGTTGAAGATTTGAACGTCAAAGGGCTGGCGCAATCGCGGCTGGCCAAATCAATCCATGATGCAGGATGGACAGCATTCGTAAACATGCTCACCTACAAAGCGGCAGATGCTGGTAGGACGCTGGTACGAGTGAATCCAAGAGGTACGTCACAAACCTGCATTTGTGGCGCATCTGTACCCAAAAAATTAAGTGACCGCTGGCACGATTGCCCAGAGTGCGGCCTGTTCGCATCGCGGGATGTTGTTTCAGCGATGGTCATTCTTGCGGCTGGAAGAGCCGCTCAAATCGTAACGAATGGAGATGTCCAATGCGTGATTTGAATAAGGCCGAAAAGCTTGCTTCATCAGCTCAGGAGCCGCCGAAAGCCGAGCTTCACGTGGAGAATAGCAGCAGGTGCAGGCATTGCGATCTAGTTATCATTAAAACCGATTACTGGCGTGCCCCAGACGGCCATTATTCCTGCAAAAACAATAACTACAAAAGCCACGAGCCCATCTCAGGCGGAGCATCCACAGGGGAGCAGCCGCCCGACAAGAATGCGCTCGACGAACACGCACGCAGAGTAATTGCGTCTCACCAAGATAGGGCAGACCGCGACCTAGCCAAGAAGTTAGGAGTGGATGTTGATGAAATGCGCAAGGCAGGAGTTGCAGCGCGTCCCTCTGAGCCATCCGCGCCCAAGGTTGAGCTGTGCTTGCCTGAAAAAGTGCGCGAATTGTTAGAGCGATTCAGAGAACTGGATGCCGTAAGGCTTTCCCCTTCCGCTGCCGAGCAAGAAGAAATGGACGAAATATTAGCTGAATTGTTGGACGCGCCCACCCAAGCAACGGAGACGGCCTCCGCGCTGGCAAAGTGTGTAAAAGAAGGACCTGATTGCGATTGCACCGGAAGATGCAAATTTGATGCCGCTCCATCCGTTGCAGGAACGCAGCCCACGGAAATGTACGTCTGTGAAATTGCTCACTTAATTCTTCACCCAGAGCAGTTGTATCGCTTCCATATTCATCCTGATTGCAAAGGGTGCAGGGATTATTCTGGCGCGGCCCAAGGGACGCCACAGGTGGAAGAGATAGCGCGGGAGATTTTTGTTGCACTTGAGGGCGAGAGCGCAAAACTGGCAGGCCCATATTGCACATACGTTCCCCCAGAGCAATACGTTGCTGAGAGGATGATAAAAACCGCTGCTGCAATTCTACGTTCGCACTTAGTAGGCGCACTCGCTCAGCCGGGGCCGGAAGAGAAGAGATGAAATTCATGGAGCTATTCCGTTCGGCTTGTCGAAAGAATCTCAAACTTTTGACGGCTGAAGAGTTTCTGGCTGTGGCAGCGTGGTATGAATTTCTTAAATATGGCGGAGATGATCCAAGAAAGCAGGAAGCATGAGCGAAGTTGAAGTAAGCATTGATGAAATATCCAACCGGGCCAATAATCTTCACACTGAATTGATGGGCTGGCAGAAATTAGGCGGAGCCGCAACGATAGACCAACTTATTGACGTGCTGGAAATCGTAGGATGCTTGGCTCATGCGGTTGCCCAGCGCAGCAGAAAGGACTGAGCCGTGAGCCTAGCAGAACAATTTGACGATTACGACGATTATGACGGCCAAGACCCTTGGGAAGATGACGAGTTTGATTGCGGCATGGATCGAAGTGGGGCATGTAGCTTGGCTGGCACAGAGGATTGTGAATTTGATTGCCCCTATCGTGCTGCGCAGCGCAGAAAACTAAAGAAGCGTTAGCCGAGATAGACCACTTCAGGAGCCACAAATGAGCTACGGATCAAGTTTTACAGGTAAGAGCGCAGATGATAGCCGCGCTGAAGCCGACAGAATACTCAAGATCATCGAGGACGTAATTGGGGATGACACTGATCGCCTCACCCCAACTCAGCAGAAGTTTATCGAGCAAATGGCAGAGGATGGGCCAGTCTCAGGTAAACAGCTGCTATGGCTTAGAGACATCAAGGACGGCCTGATTTGATCTTTCAGGGCAGTAACAGGGGGAAAGAGATGAGCGACAAATTAGCTCTAAATGACAAACTCGAAGTCTCTGGCGAAGCCAAGGACGCCGCTAGGGTGATTGCTGAGGAAATTGGCAGGCAGGTAGCCTTTCACATAGAAACGATGTATCCCGAGGCCGTGAGAGCCGCGTCAAGCACTTTCCTGCTATCGGTCAAAGGTACGGTAATCAATTCAATCATGGCCCTGAAAGATGCGGACAAATTCAACGCTTCGATTAGCGACTGGCTGAAGAAAAACGACAAGCATCGGCGCACTATCCGCAAGCTGAAAAAGGCCGGGAACGTTGCCGAAGTAGAAGCAATCATGAGAGATGCGCTGTGACTAACTCATCTCTTACCGACCTAACAGGGGCTTTAGACGGCCCACCATGCCATGTATGCGCAGCGATTATGGTGTCAATTGACAATGTAGTTCTTGGTAAAGTGTGCGGCTATCGCTGGGAATGTTTGAGCTGCGGAGAAACGAGGCCATCGTGAGCGACTATTCAAACATCCGTGAGCTGCTGGGGCCGTTCATCGGCCAAAAGCTTGTGGACATCACGCAGCACGATCAGGAGGAGTGGGAAGCTGGGCAAGAGGCTTACGTGTGTTTGATGTTCGAGAGCGGCCACGTCATAAAGTTCCCAATCACTGATGAAGGATTTGAGCATACATGCGAGGAATAAGTGATTTTAGCCGCATAAACATTGACGATTTCTCTTGAATCCACAGGCGAATACGGAGCAAAATAGAAGTCTCGAAGGTAAAAAATGAAGTGCGCCAATTGTAATAAACCTCTGAAAACTTGGGGCAAGACTCTAGTTCACTCGCGAGACTGGAGCATCGTTTGCCCCGGAGGTCGAACCGTGGCGCGGGAACTCAAGATCGGCTTAAAGGAACGTCTGATCAAAACGGTAAAAGAACTAGATGGGGCTCTGTCGTTGGAGAGCCTAGAGTTTAAAGCCGCCATGACATTGATGGCTTCTTGTGAACTTGGGCAGGAGCCGCTAAAAATTGCAGAGGCGCTTGGGTTCGATCCAAGGCAGGTCACGCTCTGGTGTGAAAACATGAAGGCGCAAGGGCTTTGGGTTGATGGTAAATGGGGATTTAGTACAGACCTAGATAAAGGCGAGAGTGTAGTTGAATTTTGGCTGCATGTGCTGGTAGCGCAAGGGCTGGTAGTTTGTAATCCCGAGTCTACTTTCTCGAAGCCGCCAGCGCCTAAGAGAGTAAGGAAACCACGCACCAAACTCACTGTGGACGTAAAACCACAGCCCCGAGATGCAGAAGAGTCAGAGCCACTGGGTCAAGCGCCCAAGCCACATATTGAATGGTGCGTTGACTGCTACGTGGCTGGCCGTGCTGCTACCAGAGCCGATAAAGAAATTGAAGGCGATCCTCTCTGCCTGACGTGCGCAAAACAAAGAGAGTTGATTACGGAGCCCCAATGAGCACAGAACCCAAAACACATCGTAGTCTTGGGCGGCAATCAAAGCTCATTTCAAAGACGCGCCATCAAATACGCTGGGACGATGCCAACTACGATTATTTGATTCAGCGGTCAGAGGCCGAAGGAATTTCAGTCGCGGCAATTGCTAATTCAATCATCCGAAAAGAGCGTAATCGCGTTCTACGTGGAATAGAGGCATCGTAGAGGCATCAAACATTGCGCCTGCCTTAATCCCGTCATAGAGTTATCTCCATCGCTCCCGGAACTGAAAACGAGGTGCGGAGTCCGACCCGATCCCGATTCCGCGCCTTGAGGGTTAAGCGATATTTAGACTGTATCGAACTTTTTGACTGTCTCGACTTTTTGATGTTTACCGAGTTTCCGGCGAAAAGCTCATGGGTGGCCACCCTAAGACGGAGATGAGGTATTGTGGGCGATGAGGAGCTTTCGGTTGCAAACGCTTATCGTCCTAATACACTTTTAATGTGCGAAGCCTTGACGCATTCAAGGGAGCGACCGTTAGGCGCATGGGAGGGGGAAGCTATTCCCTAAATATGGCGATTTGCCGAAAACTCCGCTTCACCAATTACGAAGATGCGATATTGTCCGGGCAGCGTCACTCTCCGAAGTACAAGTGGAAAGCCTATTTTTGTCAGACCTGTTTGGCATATCACAATACTCGCAAGCGCAATCATCAGGGAAAAGGCAAGCCGGGAAGAATTCAGGTATTGAAAAGCGGGCAAATCAACGCGGCAAGGGCTGACGCGGATAAGCAATTAAACCTGACAACAGGGCCTTCCGCCCATCAATTTTAAAGAGGGGTAACAGGTAGGCAGGGCTAGAAACCCTTCGCCGTAAGGTGCAAATCCTTAAGCCCCTCACAGTTTTAACGCATGGCTCACTGTAGCGTCTTAGAGGCGCACCAAAAAGAAACTGACCGGCCTTCCAAGCGAATCAAACGCTCTGGAGGGCATTCGCTCGTCCGGAGAGGGCTGGCGGTTTGGATTAAAGAAAATGTGCTCCTGATCATGCGGGCGCAGACTATTGCTCAAGTACACGCCAATTCAATGTCGACGCGCTCAAACTCTACGCCAAACTGCGGGCGATCAAAGTACATTCCGGCCAAATTGCCATCGCACAAAACGCCGGGAACAAAGGCAAAAGGGCCAGTGGTTGAGCAATCGCGGATAGGAATATTCAGGATAATGCAGGCTAACCATTTGGCACACGCGGGGCGGCAATGAGTTTGGAGATCGGGCTTGGGGAGCTGGTGAGCGCATGAAGTTTCGTAAAAAACCTGTAGTCGTCGAAGCATTTCAATGGTTTCCGCACATGGGGGAAGTAGGTGGAGTCGTTTATTGGCCACCCGGAGAAATTGGACGCAAGCCGGTGATTAGGACGATTGAGGCTTGTCAAGATGTGACCGCTGGTGATTGGATCATCACCGGAGTCCAAGGCGAACGCTACCCTTGCAAGCCGGACATCTTCACCGCAACATACGAGCTTGTTGAAGAAGCAGCAAGCGCATGAAATACACCGATGCTGAATTTATCGAAGAACTGGAATCCTTTTTGGATGTTGGCAACGATTCAGGAATTAAGCCGTCGCCGCCAGTTTTCTACAAGGCATCAGGCGCGGTAAATCGTTCTAAGACATTGGAATCAGTTTGTTTTGACGGCATGACGGAGCAGAAGAAAGCGGAGTTGAGCCAGTGAAAGTCTACGGCGATGTTGAGCGTGTCAATTTAGCTACTGGTGAGCGGTTCCGGCGCGTGAGTGGTGATGGAGAAAGCCGCTTGGTTAGCTGTTGTGACCATACTCGGCTTGGGCCAGGAATTGAACGTGAGCGAGAGATGGAAAATAACGCTGCCGATTCTGTAGGCAGCCTAGTAAGGGAATTACAAAGGAGAGATGCTATGAGCGCAGCTTTACGCCTGAAGATGTCAGTTAATTCAGTCAAAATTGTTGCTGACACGAACGGCGACAAAACCCAAGAAGAAATAGGACTCAATGCGGTTTACAGCAATGAGGAAGGTTCGGCCAATAAGCAATGGTCGAAATGGACGCCAGCAGCCAGCTTGACGATGACAATCAGTAACCCGCAAGCCTTCGGTAAACTGTTACCGGGCCAGTTTGTATTCGTTGACCTGACTCCATGCGATAAAGACAGCATCTAGAAGGAGTGATTTAATGAAACTGCAATCAAAGTATCTGGCAAGTGCGCTGGCAATGGTAATGCTGGTGGGCTGCGCAAAACTGCACCGCACACCGAACGCAGACAACACGCCAACGGCACCAGTAACGAAACTGGAATCCGTAAACTCGGACAATGCCCAAATCAGCATTCACAACCACGCAGTAGCTGAATCTCTCGTGGCAGTCCACCAGAACGGGCTTATCGACAATGAATATTTCGACAAACTCTCGGCTGGCCAAATCAAGATCACGCGCATTCACGAGCAATTGACTCCGCTTTTGGCTCAGCCTGTAGCGGCGAACTCGGCGCAGATCAAAGGCTTACTTAAGGAAATTGGCGATATCGGCGCAAGCATGGTAGCGGATGGAACGGCAGGAGTAAAGAATCCGACTGCTCAGCAGAGAATCGTTTCTGAGATTCAGTCGATTATCACATTGGCAAATTCAATTGGTTCCACGCTTACCGCTGCTGGAGTGCTGAAGTAAATGAGCAGTGAAGGCAGAGAAATACGATTCCATCCGGAAGGCGCACCGAGACCTACTGCGATGGATTTTCTTGTGGGACGCTGTGAATGCGGCTGTTGTCATTCTGGCGATCTAGGCGCGTGTGATGATTACACAATCAGCGGCAACGGTCGCTGCGTTTATTGTGACCATGGTAAGGCATGCCATGCCAGAGACAAGGGTCGCAAGTTCTTTAATGGCCCAATAAGTTACGGAATCAGGGAAACTCAGTCCATCAGTGGATACACGCGAGACAGCCATGGTTCACTTCGGCGGATAAGCCCAAAACCCAAAAAGTAATGTCAATTATTACTTGGCTGAAAAATCAGTTCACGAAAGAAGACAGAAGGAGTAAAGCGTGGTGCGAGTGTGGCCATGAAACACTGCAAGACCCACTATCAAAGATTTACGAAGGCGGAACATTCACAAACATCATCTGCTCGAAATGTAATCGCCAAACGACTTGGGATTTAGACGCTCCAGTCCCATTGAAGTTAAGTTCGATCCCATAAGGAGAATTTCATGGCATTACCTACTGACGTAGCATTAAAACTGGCTGCACTCTTGGCAGCTCTAACGGCAATCGGCGTGGAAGATTTGAACGCTATTCGCTCCATTGACACGCTTGGCCCTGTAGTGGCTGATAACGTGGCAAGCCTTCAGGCAACAGCGCAGCAGTTCGACAAAGAAACCATTGACGTTTTGAACGCTGAGCGCGTGGCGGCAGGACTCCCGGCACTGTAAAAAAGGAGAAGAAATGTACGAAGATCAATTAAACAATGGGCGCGCGTCGATAAATGACACTCAGACCGCTACCAAAGAAAGCCCGCTCATGTCTCTAATGAGGGATTATGTCGCGGCAAAGTCAGATTTCGATAAGGCGTGTGAATCATTTTCCCAAACCCAGCAGCGGCGAGCCAATGCCGAAAAGCGGCTGCATGAACTGTCTGAGAAAGTTGCTCAAGCAGTGGCTGAAGGTGTTTACGATCCAACGTGCCCCAAGCCATCGCAGCCCACCAACAGCGTAATAGGCGGGCAAATGCAACAGTCCCGCTACTAAAATGGATAACTTTCTCGATCAGCAGCTCCCATTAGGCTTGATTCTGGTTTTCATCCAGAATTGGGCCAAACAGCAAAAGTGGATGCCTTGGTTAACGTACCAAACCACCAAAACAAACCATCTGGTTTCAATTCTGCTGACTGGACTGGCAACTTTAGGACTGCACACATCACACACGGGAAGTTTTGTTCAAGGCGGATCACTTCTAATCACTTGGCCAGCGGGAACAGTTCTAATTGCAGGACTTTGGCATTGGGCTCAACAATATGCTGTAACGAAAGGGCTTTACACGGGCCTATCAAACCAGTTGAATCCGCCAATTGCTCAGCAAGCAACGGCAGTAGTTGAAAGCAAAGACATTACGGGCGTAAAAGCTCCAGAGAGGAAACCGGCTTAATCCATGAAATCGCTCTGTTTATTGAGTTTGCGTGGATTGCCCGGTTTTCCGCGAGGTTTCTGCTTCCAATGGCCAAGCTTCTCAAGTTCCTCTTGGAGCATCTTGTAGAGAATGGAATCGCGGCTCATTCCTCGAATTAACATGCGGAATCGTTCAATTTCAGAGCGATTTGAGCGAATTGGCATTATGTTTCTCGCGGGCGCGGCGGAATAACTCTCGGTATGCTTCACCAGCAATATCAGCAGCTAGCCTGAGCAGGAATGGGATCATGAATATAAACCCCACAAAATATAGGTATAACGTGGAAACGGTTCTAATGTCTGTTGATTCCGTGCCGTCATTGTTAGTCATAAGTCTCATTTTAGCACGGCAAGTACAGAGTTAACAGTAAGAATGCCTAAGACAGCCCAATTCATCGAAGAAAAAGCCGACCTTGAATCGGCAGAAAAGCCAATCGAAAAGAAGCGAAAAATAAATCCAAAGAGTCTAGCTAACCTTGTGGCTCCATGGACTTCAGAGACGCGGCCTAAATCTCCGGGCAGGCCCAAAGATACAGCGGCGGATATTTCGCGCAAGGCATTTGAGGCCAATGAGGAGCAGATTTACATTGCAGTGGTCAAATCGCTTTTGAGTGGCAGTCCTTATGCCTACGACGTACACGCAAACCGTGGTTATGGGAAGCTCAAGGAAAAGGTTGAGCACTCTGCATCCGATGAACTGGTAAAGCGGTTAATGGAAGGCCGCAAGCGTACCAATACTGGCTAGCGTGACTTCTCGATGGCCTTTACGGCCTCTCTTATTTGGGCAATGTCTTCTGATTTGGCGGCAATAAAAAGAGCTTGCATGTAGGTGTGTAAATCGGATTCACGCTGTTTCCAAAACCAAGTAGTGAATTTCATTCAACAATTATAAATGGCAACGGCTGAAATAACCCCAGATTTGATGTTGGCCGATGAGGTCAGCAGATTTTATGCTGACCCTCTCGGCTTTGTCCTGTTTGCATTCCCTTGGGGAGAGCCGGGAGAGCTTGAGAACGAAACCGGCCCGGATGATAACCAAAAAGGGTTTCTAAACGCATTAGGGGCTGAAGTCAGAGCGCGCAAGTTTGACGGTTCTACCCCGGTCATGCCTATTCAAATGACCGAGACTTCAGGGCACGGTACGGGGAAATCGGCCATGGGAGCTTGGATAGCATGGTGGATTCTTTCTACGCGGCCATTTTCTATTGGGACAGTAACAGCCGGGACTTATGACCAGCTTGAAGAAAAGACTTGGGCTGCAATCCTCTCTTGGGGGCGTTTGTGTATCACGGCCCACTGGTTTGATATTCAGGCCAGTGGAATCTTTCACAAATCAAATCCTGGCACATGGAAAGTAACACCTCAGACTTGTAAAGAGCAGAATGCGCAGAGCTTTGCCGGACAGCACGCGAGAAGGTCAACATCGTGGTATCTGTTCGATGAAGCCTCAGAAGTTCCAAACAAGGTATGCGAGACGGCTGAAGGAGGTTTGACTGATGGAGAACCGATGTTCTTTGCTTGGGGGCAGTGCGTAAGAAATACCGGCTATTTCTATGAGATCAATTTTGGCTCAAAGCAGGAACGATGGAACCGTCGTAGAGTGGACTCGCGGACTTCGCGTTTTACAAATAAGCCGCTCATTGAACAATGGATCACGGACCATGGCGAAGATTCAGATTTTGTTAAAGTCCGCGTCTTTGGGCTCCCGCCGAGCGCTTCTGAACTTCAGTACATTGACAAGGGGCGCATCACCGAGGCCAGCAGGCGTACCGTGTATGCCTTGCCGGACGATCCTCTCATTGCAGGATTTGACGTTTCAGGCGGCGGGAAAGCGTGGAATGTAATCAGGTTCCGCAGAGGCTTAGACGGTAAACCGGCAGATTTGAAGCCTATCAGGATTCCCGGTGAGCAAGATCCTGAGCGTTCACAACGTGTAGGAATATGCGCTGAATTGCTTTCTGACAGGCGACCGGGAAGACAGATTGCTGCAATGTTTGTAGATTCAGCCTTTGGAGCGCCGATAGTGGAACGGTTGAAAGCTTTAGGGCATACAAACGTGCATGAGGTCAACTTTGGCGGAGTCAGCCCCAATCCACATTGCTTAAATATGCGTGCTTACATGTGGCAGAAAGCGAAAGAATTTCTGCTTATGGGCGCGATTCAGGACGATAGCGAGTTGCCGAAGAATAAGAGCCTTTGTCAGCAGCTTGCATTGCCTGGTTACAGCATCAACAGTTCCGGCAAGCTAGTAATTGAGTCTAAAAAGAGCATTCAAGAGCGTGGTGAGTCCAGCCCGGATGACGCAGATGCGTTTTGCCTCACATTTGCGCGGTCGGTAGCAGTGATTCCGCCATCGCGTCAACAAGGCCCGCCGAGACGTGTAAGCATGTGGAGTTGAGAAAGCATGGCTAAATCAGGCTATGGCAAGAAAGTAGCGGCTCCGGCAATCGGAGAATCTGACCCGCGTTCGCTGTACGCTCCGGGGCAATCGGCGCTGAGACGGCCCAAGCTGGCGATGCCGAAGCTTCCCAAGGCTGGTGTGCTAAAGATTCCGCCGGGGATTAAGCGAGTTGCAATGCAGGGTGGATTGAGTCCGCATATAGGGTTTCAGGCTGTGACAAAAGCTCTGGGCAAGAGGAGGAAATAATGGCACAAGGCTATCTCACTGGCAACCGAGGCCGCGACACAAAGCCAGCCAAGAAAACGCTTGCGGCTTTCAGAGCGTAGCGAAAGCGGTAGCAAAGAAGAAATGAAAGCAAGGGTAATTTTCTTGGACAGTGAACTAAAAGTTTCAGCTATTGGCCCTTTCAAGTTTGACCATCAACGAAAACAGGTGACATTAGAGCCGGGAGTATACACCCTTAGGTCGCCAATCACTTTCGGCATGTTGGAATCGACCGAAATCCATAACCTGCTATATGAGGCCGAAAAGAAGAAATGAACGCAGCTATTGAGCAGAAGCTTTCTACCTTATGTGCTGAAGCTCTTTTGCCGCCAAAGCACACGCTGATTCTGTCCTGCTCAAAATGCACACGGCAGGGGTTCTTTCAGGCAGTAACACGAAAAGAGGCTACAGATCAGGCAGCGTCTCAGGGTTGGAAGCAGCGGGGAGAGCGGACGGTTTGCCCGAAGTGTCCGGCGTGAGTAATCCGGCAAGCTTTGTGAGAGCGGTACTGCCAGCATAAAACCCATAGTCCCACATCTTAGCATGTCCCAAGACGAAGAACTCCTAAAGCGCATACGCGACAATTTCACCCGCTATCAGGATGCATGGCGAGAAATACGCGCCGAAGGCAAGAAGGACATGAAGTACATCTCAGGCGACCCTTGGGATGAGAAAGAACGCGCCGAACGCGAAGACCCAGCCGTAAACCGTCCTTGCCTCACAATGGACGAATTGAGCCAATACATTAATCAGCTCAATAACTCAGTTCGCCAAAACCCCAGAGCGATCAAAGTCCTGCCATTGGGCGAAGGGGCAAACGATAAGACGGCTCAGTTCCGCCAAGACATGATTCGCGGCATCGAGTACAAATCGAATGCCCAATCAGCCTATACATGCGCTTTTGAGAACGCTGCGCAGAGAAGTTATGGGTTCTTCCGAATCAGTAAAGTATACGTCCAAGGTAAGAGCTTCAATCAGGAATTGAAGGTTACGCGCATTCCAAACCCTGATGTGGTTTATTTCGATCCCGACTGCAAGGAAATTGATGGGTCAGATGCGCAAGGGTGTTTTGTGGTCGATAACATCCTGAAAGAGAAATACCTTCAGGACTGGCCGCATGCCGAAGTAAAAGACTTTACTGCGGAAGCCAAAGCGCAAGCGCCGGAATGGTCAACCGACACTCATGTTCAAGTGGCTGAATATTGGGAAGTCAAGACGGAGAAGCGCACGCTTCTAGAGATTAATGGCCCTGCTGGAAAGACCAATTACTACTTGGATGAGATTGAAGGCGGCAAGATAGAAAAAGGGGCCAAAGGTGAACCAAGCTACCTCTTAATCCCGCCCACGGGACGTTTCGAGATCACCAATCAGAGGGATGCGGACAAAAAGACCGTAGTGCAGTATTTCACGAATGGGCTTGAGATTCTGGACACGGTTGAATGGGAAGGCCAATGGATACCGATTATCCCCGTTCTGGGCAAAGAAATGTATCTGGACTCAGGCGGAGGGTCAAAGCGTGTTTTGATGTCGCTGATTCGCCTAGGCCGTGATCCCTACATGCTCTATTGCTACTACAGGACATGTCAGGCCGAATTGGTCAGCATGACACCCAAGACTCCGTACATTGGCTATGCGGGGCAGTTCGATATTGATAAAGAAAATTGGAAGCACGTCAATAAACTTCCGACTGCTTACCTTCAGGTCAATCCGATACTAGACGTTACGGGGCAAAATGTTCTTCCTCTTCCACAAAGGCAAAGCTATGAGCCGCAGATTCAGACGCTTGAGATTGGCGCGGAAGCCGCAAAGAGAGCAATCCAGTCTGCCATTGGAATGTTTAACACTTCGGTTGGACGGGCAGACACAAAAGCCACTTCAGGGGTAGCGGTAAAAGCCCTTGACCAGCAGAGCGATCAGGGAACCTTTCACTTCATCGACAACTACGACATGGCGCTGAAACATGGCGGCAGAATCATCAATGAAATGATTGATTTTGTCTACGACACGGCGCGTCAAGTGGGAATGGTGGGAGAGGATGGCAAGTATTTTGTCGGCCAGACCACAATAGACCATGAAACGGGAGCAGTAGTTGAGCACAACGGCGATCACGATGTAACGATTTCAACAGGGCCAAGCTATCAGTCGCAAAGGGATGAAGTAAACGAGTTTTTGCAGTCTTTGGCCAACACTCCGCAAGGCGCTCTGGTGATGGATTTATTGGTGAAGTCACGGAATCTCGGGCCATTTGGCGACAAGATAGCGGAACGTCTTACTCCGCCACAATTCGCTTCGCAAAACGGGCAGGACATTCCGCCAGCGATAGCACAGAAGCTTCAACAGGCTAACCAGCAGATTCAAGACGCTCACCAGCTAATCCAGATTGGGCAAAAACACATTGAGCAACTTCAACAGGAAAAAGCGAACAGGGTTTTAGAGAACCAAACAACGCTTGCCAAGGCCAAGATGGACAATGAAACCAAGATCACCATCGCGGAGATTACAACCAAGGCACAGATTGAGCAGGTAAGAGCGAAGCTGGAAAACGATATGTGGAACCAGTTGCACGGTGACGCGCATGATGCCGCTACGCAGGCAGTAGACCAGACTCACGAGGCCAATTTGCAGGCTTCCGACCAAGCGCACGAAGTTGGAATGCAAGGCGCGGATCAGGAGCACGAAGCGGAGCAGAACGCTCAAGCGCAAAGTGCGACAGCAGAGCAGGCAGCTAGTCAGCCTCAGGCGGGTGCTTAGTGTCTGGCGTGAGCAGCGGCTCACTATTCCATTTGTCAATCGCTGAATTAATAAACTCAAACCAAAAATCACGCTCCTTTTTTGACATCTTGGGAGCTAGTTTTCTGGCGGCCTTAATCAATTCATTGGCAGTCATCCTTACATTTTAATCAACTTTTCTCGCCCGTCGAAGCGTATTCGATAAATTCCCCTGCTCATCGGCAGGAAATTGGAGCAATAAATCAGATGGCAGACGAACAGGTAATCCAAGCGGAACCGTCACCCGCGCCCACAATGCAGGAAGTTCTATCGAATTTGTATCAAGAATCACCGGACAAATATGCCGAGTACAAAAAGACCGGCATCATGCCCGAACCGCCGAAAAAAGAAGCCTCGGCAGCTTCAAAAGTTCAACCGCCTGAAAAGGTGGAATCCGCGACTGAGAAGGTCGAAACCGCCCCGGAAACGGATGCCGGAAAAGAATCGCAGGAGTCGAAAAAGGGGAAACTTACCGCCGCCGAACGCATTGGGCAGCTCATCGCCAAGAACAAAGAGCTTGAAGAGAAACTAAAGGCTGTCAGGCCAGCCGTTCAAGAAGAGAAGCCCGAAGTAAAAGCCGAGCCGGAAAAGAAAGCCAAAACTCAGACCCCGCCCAAGCCCGATCCCAAGGACAAAAAGTATCTTGAGTCCAAGAGTGAAGACCCTTTCGCGGAATATCTTGAGGACTTGGCCGAATGGACGGCAGATAGAAAGCTTGAAAAGCGGTGGGCAGAACATACAGCCGAACAGGAAAAGGCCGCTCAGGAAAAGAAAGTAGCCGAAGCCAACAAAGCTATTGAAACCGAATGGAACAAGCGTGTTGATGCAGCAAGCAAAAAACACCCTGACCTGAAGGAAGTACTTAGCGCAGTGGTACAGGCGAAACTAATTCCACAAAACGGCCCGATTGATGCCTACATCCTCGATTCCCCCTTGGGAGTTGAGGTGTTCTATGAACTGTGCAGCAATCCCGATGAAATTGCCAGAATAGCCGCTCTAAGCCCTGTCCAGCAGATACGCGAGTTGGACAAGATTGAGCGCGGATTGGCAACGGCTGAAGAAGAAAAGAAAGACGATATTCCCCTCGAAAAGAAAGAAGAAGACACGGCTCCTGTCATCAAGACCACCAGCGCAAAAAGACCTCCATTTGAAGCCGGAGGGCGTTCAACCACGCCCGATGACCCGGCGGAGGCTGCGCTTAAACGGCGGGATTTCGCTGCTTATCAAAAAGCGGAAAACGCCAAGGAGCTAGCAAGACGCTCCAAAGGATAATCCGTGGCAAACCAGTTTGAATTTGCAGATTGGATCACGATGGAAGGGCTACGAGTCCTTACCAACGAACTCCACATCGCCAGTTTTTTCAACACAGACTATAACAAGGAATTCACCCGGCCATTCGCGGTAGGCTCAACCGTTCGCGTACCGCTTCCGCAGCGTTTCCTTGTCACCGATGGCATGGCCTATCAACCGCAGGCCATTAACCGCATTCACACCACAGTAAACGTCGATCAGTTCTTTGGCGTTCACTTTGAGTGGGATGCCGCAGAAAAAGCCCTGAAAATGGGCCGTGATAAGGCCGATGTCAAGAAGAACTACATTGACCCAATCATGAAGCAGTTGGCAAATGAGCTTGATTCACGCGCAGCTCTTTTTGCCTACCAAAACACAAACAACGTCACTGGAGTACTGGGCACCGATCCCACCGCTGTTACTCCATTCGCTCAGGCACGGCAAAGGCTGAAAGAGTTGGCCTGCACGGGCAAAGAGTGGGGCATGATTATCCCACCGCAGGTCAATACGAAGATGTCTACCAACTTGGCGACCATCTTCAACCCGCAGGCTGATATTTCCAAGCTGTTCAAAGAAGGCTATCTGGGCAAGTTGCAGGGCTTTGACTGGCTGGAATCCGTTAACCTGTATTCTCATACCGCTGGGACATGGGCTGGTGCCGTTACCGTCAATGGCGCTGCGCAATCCGGCTCGACTCTGACCATCACCGCGACCGCTGGTGACACATTCAAGAAAGGCGACGTTTTCTCAATCGCCAACGTGAATGCCGTTAACCCAGTATCACGGCGCATCGTCGGTTCTGGAGTGAAGAACTTTGTCATTCAGCAGGACTTGACGGCTGCTGGTGGTGGTGTGGACGTTATCAACTTCTCTCCGCCGATTGTTGGCCCCGGCCAGTATCAGAACGTTGATGTTTTGCCGGCCAACTCCGCAGCTTTGACTCTGTGGCCCGGAACCGCTACCCCCAATGGTAAGTCTGGACAACAGGCTCTTGGACTGGCTAGCGATGCTTTTGCGCTGGTGGGCGTTGAGATGGAATTGCCGGAAGCTGTTGAGGTTTCCAGCCACATGCGCGATCCCCAAACCGGAATCAGCCTGAGTTTCATCCGGCAGTGGGATTCATTGCTGTACCGCATGACAAACCGCTTCGATATTCTCTGCGGATTCGGAGCACTTTACCCGGACAACTGCGCTGTTCGCGTAGCTTGCGCATAAGAAAAGGACAACCACACCATGAAAAAACTATTCATTCGCCTTGGCATGGTTCTTCTGCTGGCTGCCTCTGGACTCGCGCAAACAGCACAGAACACGCTCGTAAACACAACGCTTGGCGCGGCCATCACCACTACCACTTCAACACTGGTAGTGGTGGCCAGCGCTACAGGCATCACCGCCCCGGCTTCCGGGGCAACCTCGACAATCATCTACGTTGACAAAGAAGCAATGTTCGTCAACGCGGTAAATGGCACAACCCTGACCGTCATGAGGGGCTACAGCGGAACAGCTGCAACGCCTCACGTTAACGGATCACGCATCCTTGCAGGTAGGCCGACATGGTTTGCCAATGTCGATCCTGCTGGCGGCTGCACCAATGCCAACGTGATTGCTACGCCACTTGTGAACATCAACAATGGAAATCAGTGGCTATGCTCAACAGTCACTGGTATGTGGGTTCCCGGTTTCGGAAATTACGACAAGCCACTTGGGGTAACTACTGCTGTTGCTTCTGTGGCCGGCACTACGACTCCGAGCGGCCCACTGTTCCACATTACCGGCACCAATACCATTACTGCTTGGGGTATTCCTCCGGGCTGTAACGCGGCAACCGGAGCCGGTGCGTGTGTCTTCATTGTGATTCCAGACGCGGCATTTCTCACAACCGCCACAAATAACATCGCTACCGCTGTTACGGCGGTCGCCAACCTTGCACAGATTTGGACTTGGGACGCAACCAACTCCAAGTTTGTTGTGCTTCAGAGCAAGTAGTTTCTTCTCCCTCCTAAATGGGCCGTATCGCATAGGGGTGCGGCCCAATTTTTACCAAAAACAATTTCAAGGAGAACCACAATGGAAGACCCCACCGTTATTGCCCACAATCCGACCCAGGAACAGGAACAACCCACGCTCGCCAAAACCACGCTCTATAGCCCGAAATTCGGCACTTTGACGGTTGACAATCCCGGCCAGTTGCAAGCGGCCAAGACTGTCGGGTTTGCCGAAAAGATGCCATATTTTGAGTTTCCGCGTCATGTGTACCACAAGACTTTGGGAACACGAACTGTGAACAGCCAGAAAGAACAGGATGCCCTTGGCGAAGGCTGGGCTCCGCAGCCTCACCCTCCTGAAGCGGCATGAAAAACAAAAACAAGACCAAAAGAAGCAAGAAAAGGGAACCCATGACAAAAGCAAATGAAGATTTCACGCAGCAATTCACGCGGCTGAAGACTGATGTTGCAGACCAGCTCCGATTGATTGCCGACAAGTTGAATACTCACCAAAATCCAGTAGTGGTTGATGATCCGGTTGTGGCTCAAGCAGCTCTTGATATGGCGGCATTGGCCGATCAGGTGGAAAAAGGCAATGCCAATCTTGTGCCATCCAGCCCCGTCCCTGCTACCACGGTAGGCCCTTCGATTCCTGCCCAAAGCCCAACTCCGGGGCCAATCGCTCCGCCTCCAGCCTCAAATCCTTCCATCGCTCTTATCTCTCCCGCTTCCGGCCCTGTTGGATCGACGGCCACAGTAAGTGGCGCTGGTTTCGGTGCTGCTCCGAATGCCAGCGTGGTAACTGTTGGCGGAATTCAAGTCACACCGACAAGCTGGACGGACACAAGCTTTCTGATTGCCGTTCCCGGCGCACCGTTGGGGTTGGTAGACGTGCTTGTCTCTGTTAACGGGCAGACCACCAAGGGAACTTTCACCATAACCGCATAACCGAAGGTGCCGCGTATCAAAAGTATGCGGCATCGGCCAAACGTCAGTAAAACGTCAGGGTAATGTCACCCTTAAGTCATCATCCGAAGGAGAAATATGGCAGTAGCAGATTCAAGCGAACTCGAAACAATGATCCGCAAAGCTTTCCCGCGCATGGTCTATCACCGGACGTTGGGACACCGCGAAGTGAATACCAAAGAAGAACTGAGCGCCTTGATGAGCGAGGGCTTCACCGAAAGATATCTCCATCAGGACTATCCGCGCATGATGTACCGCGTCGGGATGTCGCATGTCTCAGTGTCGGGCCATCAGTTGTCTGGCGCAACGCGTGTGGTTCACAGCAAGCAGGAGCAGGACGCTTTAGGCTCAGGCTGGTCTACCGAGCCCGGAACGTCCACTGCCGAACCAGAAGGCCCACAAGCGGAACTTACAGAGAGACACGTTCAATACCTTCAGTCCAAAGGATTCAGGATTCTCGATCTTGGCGGAGCAAGAGACTATTTCAATCTGCTGCTGCCGGAAATGCAGACTGAATTTCTGCACCAGGTAGCCGCATGGGAAGGCGAAATACCATTCGAGCAGCAGACTGGAAGCGCGCCTGATCTGGAAGCGATGAGCAAAGAGGAATTGGTTGCGCACGCATGGGACAAGCACGGTATGAGGCTTATTCCGGCGCAGAAAAAGAGCGATATGGTTGACATGATTAAAATGGCGCGGGAACGGGATAAGCAGTAAATGTCAACCGTCCTCGACCTCATCACGGCAGCGGTACTGGAATTTAACGGTGTCGCTCCGGGTGAAGACCTGCCATCAGCGGAAGCAGTTTTTGGGCTGAATAAGCTTAATCTGCTGCTGGATACATGGGCCACGGATGATCTCTATGTCTATAACAAAGACTTCACCGTCTATAACCTGATTCCTAATCATCAGCCGCATACGATTGGGCCGGTCGCTGATTTTGTGGTAACACAGCGTCCGGTAAAAATTGAGGCTGCAAACCTTGTGCTGAATACAGCCACGCCCAATATCAGGATACCGCTGGGAATCAGGGATGACGATTGGTGGGCAGACCAGAGAATCAGGTCGCTGGCTAACACTACCCCAACCGATCTTTTCTACTCACCCAATTGGCCTAATGGACAAATAAATTTGTGGCCTGTGCCGACTCTGGCTTACGGACTTGAACTCGAAACATGGGTTCTGCTGTCTAAATTTGTTGATATTCCGAATGGGGCTACCGCGCTGAATCAAACATTCAGTTTTCCTCCGGGCTATCAGGCGGCCTTGACTTACTCGCTGGCTGAAACTCTCTGTGAAGCGTTTGGCAAGCCTGTAGGCCCAATGTTAGCGGCTAGCGCACGGAATGCGAGGTCAAAGATTCAGAATTTAAATCTGGAGTCTCCCCGAATCAGCACAACTGATTCAGGAATACCGCGCAGCGGAGCAAGTAGAACAGGTTACAGCTTTAGGACGGGGCAAAGCAGATAAATGGCGCGTTTTGGACTTTGCGGTTCAAGTTATGCAAGTCAGTCCTTTGATGCCGACGCTCAAGCACTGCGCAATATGTACCTAGAGCAGATTGAGAGCGCGGACGGGAAATCGGCTGGTGTCTTGTACCCTACTCCGGGAACCAGCATATTCTCACAGTTGCCTGATTCTCCTGCGCGTGGAATAAAAACTGCTGCTGGACGCCTGTTTGCGGTTGCGGGAAGCACTTTCTTTGAAGTTTTTGCGGATGGAACATTCATGAATTTTGGGGCCGTAGCCAATGACGGCAATCCTGTATCTTTTGCCGAAGGGCCTCTTCAACTTCTACTCGCCAGCAATGAGAACGGATATGTTTTTACTTACGCCACGAATACTTTTCAGGCCAATCCCGAGAATCTGGTTTCTCCGCTGTTTGTTGGGTACAGTGACGGATTTTTTATTTCACTTCAGGCGAACTCAAACAAGTGGCAGGTATCGGGACTCTTGGATGCGACCAGCTGGGACGCTGGAGATGTATCGCTGGTTTCCGTTTTCCCCGGAAACATAATTGCGATGGCCATAGATCACCGCGAAATCTGGCTATGCGGAGAAAAAAAGTGTGTTGGCTATTACAATTCCGGCGCGATATTCCCGTTTGATGTTATTCCCGGAGCATACATTGAAAGCGGCATCGGAGCGCCGTACTCAATCTGCAAACTCGATAACACGCTTTTTTGGTGGGAAGCAGATGAACGCGGAAACGGTATTGCACGAAGAGCGCAAGGCTATGTTCCGACACGAGTAAGCAAGCACAATATTGAACTGGCAGTGCAAGGCTATCCAACCATAGCGGACGCGGTTTCATATTCTTATCAAGATCAAGGTCATTCATTCTGGGTAACAAGATTTCCCTCAGCCAATAACTTTCGTGGTGCCACATGGGTCTATGACGTGGCCACGCAGGAATGGCATGAGCGCGACCGCTTCATCAATGGAAAGTCCTACGCTCACCTTGGAACCTGTCACGCATTCGCTTTTGGAAAACATTTAATCGGCGATTGGCAATCAGGGAACATTTATCAGATGTCGATTCCCGTTGCATCCGGCGGAGGATGGTTGTTTGCGGACGATTCAGGGAATCCAATCAGGCGCATGAGGCGTGCGCCTTACGTTTCAGCAGAAAGCCAATATATCTATTTCAACAGTCTGGAAATAGAAGCCGAAATGGGCTTGAATTCCGTCACCGCTCAAGCCTTCACAAACAATATTCTTTTGGCCGATGCTAACGGGGTTGTTTGGTCAGTTGGAGTCAATGACGATGGAACGATTTCAACCACGCAGACAACGGGAGCAGCTACCACGCTCACGCTGAATGATCCCGCCAATACAACTTCTTGGGCGGTACAGGTCACCATTGGAGGGGTGCTTACGACCACAACAGCAGCTTTCAATTCTTCCAACCCATTTGCGTTTTCATTCTTAAGCGCGAGCGGAAAATTTAATTATCAGCTTCTTGTGACCGCTACAGGACTATTACAAACAGATCAAATCCGCCCTGCATTACGCGGGCCGCAAATAATGTTGCGCTGGTCGGATGACGGCGCAAAGACTTGGAGCAATGAGCATTGGCTGAGTCTGGGCAAGACGGGCGATTACAGCCGCAGGGCTATTAAACGCAGAATGGGAAAGTGCTGGGGAACACGCGGAAGGGTTTTTGAAATCACCTACACCGATGCTGTGCCGCTAAGGATTGTAGACGGATATCTCAATGCGGAGCCGGGATTCGGGCCAACGCCAAGGATCAGCAGTCAATTGAGGAAGGGCGCATGAGGAAGCTCGCTTTTTTGATTGTGCTGCTTTCAGCGCTCTCCTTCGGGCAGACGCACACATTTGCCGCCAGAGACCTCGATAACACTTGGACAGGGTTCAATACTTTCACCCTAACTACGACGTTCGGCAATGTGGTTATCAATGGAACATGTACGGGAACGGGATGCGCCTCGGGCGGTGGCTCGGGATATGCCACGATTAAAAATGCAAGCGTAGCGATCACTCAGCGGACGATATTAAACATGCTCGGAGCTTTAGTCTGTGCCGATAACGCAGGGACTCTGGCCTCAGATTGCAAACTGGCGACCAACGCGGCGGTTAGCAATCAATATCTGACAGGGATTGATGCCAGCGGGAACTTTTTGCGCAAGCAGATTGCTTACGGAGAATTGAGCGGAGCGCCACAACTTCCAATAACCAAAGCGGCAGTGGCCTCTAATTTCCTGACAAGTTATACATCGACAACCGGACTATTTACAGCCGCGACAATTGCGAACGGCGATCTTCCCGGAGCAGGCGGAATCACTCTAAACACAACGTCACCTTTGGGCGGAGGTGGCACGGTTGCTCTAGGCAGCAGTCTTACGTTTACCTGCACAGCCTGTCTGACTTCGGTTACCGCACATAATCTCTTAAGTGTAACGCACGGCGACACTACGGCGGGAACGGTTGCAACTGGTGACGTAATCACAGGACAATCTAGCAAGTGGGCACGGTTGGCTTTGGGCGGTACGAATCTCTATCTCAAGTCAAACGGAACAAACGTAGTTTATTCAACTCTCGCAGCTTCGGGTGTAGGTTCTTGTCCGGCGAACCAATTTGTAAACGCGAATAACTCTGATGCGGTTCCCGGATGTGCGCAACCAGCTTATTCGGGGATTACCGGAACGCCTCAGTTGCCAATTACAAAAACGGCGGTCGCTTCAAATTGGCTTAGAAGTTATGACTCAACCACGGGGCTATTCACAGCAAGCCAGCCTGCCTATAACGACATCACAGGCACTCCGCAACTGGCTATAACGAAGACCGCCGTGGCCTCTAATTGGCTGCGCAGTTATGATTCAACGACCGGATTATTTACTGCTTCTCAGCCTGCATTCACTGATATTTCTGGCGTAGGTTCGTGCGCACAAGAGCCCGCTTTGACGGGAGATGTTACTTCAAGCGGTTGCGCAGCCACATTAGCAACCACGATTCCCAATGCCCACACATTCAGCGGAGCCATTACGACCCCAAAACTAAATAAGTCCTGCATCGTGGACGGTACGACTTACACAAGCGCTGCATCGGCTCTGGCAGACACTACGAATTGCGTCATTCCATGAAGAAAAATGTTCTCTGGATTTTTGTTGTCATATTTTTCCTTACCATTATTGGCCCTTTACCTGTGGGCTACTATTACGTGCGCAACAAAGTATTGGCGCATTACACACACGGATTCATCAAGGCCGATGACAATATCAACGTAAATTGGTTTCGCTGGTGGCCAGTCAAGCGTGTGCAACTGGCCTTATATCTTGCCAACCCCGGAGGTGCGATTCACTTCCCCCCGAACTATACGGAAACTCTGGCCGCAGACCTCACACTCAAGTCTAACGTAATGCTGTTTTGCGATGGGCCATGCATTTTTACGCAGAACTCTTTCATCGTGAAAGCGCCGTCCGGTACGCATGACTTTGGATTCATTTGCCCATTCATCCACAGCGCTACCCCTTCGGTTAACTCTGGTTGCACTTTTCAGAGCTATAACGGCACCGCTGCATCATGGAGCATTGGAGACTCATCAGGATTCACCACCAACTTCTATGCGCGTGGCTTTTCGATGAGCCTTGACACGGGGGCCGGGGCTGGAGCGCAAGGCATGTTGCTGACTAACGTAACCAACTCAGATCTTGAATATCTGTGGTGCACGATGGGGGGATTCAGCGGGCAGCAGTGCATTGCTACTAATGGTACAGGAGCTTTCTTTGCTGGCCTGATAAACATGTCCGGAATTGAGATCAATTCCAGCGTCACAGCCACGAACAACACCGCATTTTTCATTGGTGCCATTACAAACTCGATCAATATTTATGGTGGCCACGCCAATATGGGAGGGAGTTTAAACGGATCGACGTGTATTGATGTTAACGGCGCGGCTTCTTCAGGGGTAGTTATATTAGGGTTCGATTGTGACGTAGCCCAAACAGGAGTAAAGGTTGAATCCACGGCAAATACAGGGGTATGGGGTTTCATGCGGGGGGATTCTGGGCTTACCAATACAGCCGCATTTGGCACTGGCAGCAATGGGAACATGATCTATACAAATGCCAATCTCCCATTCACCGACACAGGTACGGCGGGAACAAACTCGATCATAAATCCTGCTCGATATACATGGAGGACAGATGTTTGGCAGAATCAGGTGCAAGCCACATTCTCATTTTTCTTCAAGGATTTGACAGATGCAGGAGCTAGCCGTTTAACTCTTGTTAATGGCGCTGGTGGCCGTACTGATCTTAACGGCGGTTCTGCTGCGGGAACGGTAAATCTTAATTGGGATCAGGGAACCGGAGGCGTGCTATTCGGCAATGGTGCAGCGGCGACCGTAGCTAGCGTTAATGCTGCCGGATTGGGTAAATTTTCCAACGTCAAACAGGTTACAACATCAAACTTTACGACAAGCGCAACGACGCTAGCGACCGCAGGAACCATTACCGGGCTTTCATTTACGACCCCCGCGAGTGTGGCAACCAATTGGAGTTTTAACTGCAATCTTGTGTATTCACAGGCGACCGCGGCTGCTGCCAATATCTGGGGAATCATCACCAGCGGTACGG